CGTGTGCTCTTCCGATCTAAAGGTACGCTACTGACCCCTTTTTAACGTTTCCCAACGCACTTTTAACAGTTATAAACATTTTGTGGCACGCTTTTTGCTATGGGTCGCCCTTACCGTTTTTTAACATTTCGCCACACACTTTGGCACGGTTTTTGTTATGTGTGTGCGCCCGTGAAATTGTTTCACGTGGAACACTGCCACACCGATGCACAAAATAAAATGTTTCACGTGGAACACTGTTAAACAAAGTTAAAGAATAATTTAACACAAAATAACACGCCAACCGCTTGCATGTGAAATAAATGCTTAACTTTGCAGCAAGTTAAACAATTAAATACATTGAGTTATGAATAACGTAAAATCATTAATCGAAAACATCGCAAAGGCTGTTAGCGAAACAACAAAGCACGTAGAATTTTTGGCGGCTGCTTATCCCGAAATCCGTACAAACTTACAAACTATTGCAGAAACTTTGCAAGCAGTACACCATTCGTTAGGTACGGTTTGCGATTTGTCCGAAATGCAAGAAAAGGTACACAAACAAACCGTGTCAAAATTTGAGGTTGAAAAGGCTTGCAAAAATCAAGCATATGACTTTATACTAACTGAAAGGCTGTTAAATCGTTTCAAAACCTTTTGTTCGTGTTATCCCGTAAGCACATACAACGAAAAAAAACGGTGCTGACATTCTTGCAAAGCACGTGAAATAACAAGCAAGGCACAAAGAAAAAAGGCGGTAACAATCAGTTGTCGCCTTTCTTTTTGTCCTGCCTTTCAGTTACTCAATATAAACGCCGTCAGACAAAGCCGTGTATATCATTTCCTGCTCTTCTGTCAGCATTTCGGCGGTGTGTATGGGTGTAACATCATCGAACACATTAAACCCTCTGAAATCGCCTAAAATGCCCGTTTGACTGTCATTGTTTCGCCCGTTGCTTGCGCTCTCGTACCACTTGCAGTAAATGTAAGGTTCTAAGCCGTATAATACATAAGTGTTCCAATCATCGCCAACGGTTTTCATTTCGTTTTCGCTTGTCTTATAAATTACGGGTTGGCATGGTTGCGTTTCTTCAATCTGAAACACAACGCCGTTATAAGAAAGTTTTGCCACACCGTTACCCGTTATAATGTTAATTACATATTGCAGGTTTATGTTTTTACCTACATAATCTACGGGTATGTTAACAAAACCTTTGAACGGTAAAAACACTTGTATTTCCCCGTCAAAGTCCGTTGTATTTTCGTTGTGTGCAGGGATAGTAACGTCACCAAAATCAAGCGTTATATTTTCATTTGCAGGCTGATCCACACTGATACCCGTGTTATAATCGCCACACCTTAACACATCCGAGCTATATGGGGTCACATCTGTAAAAATTCTTTTTACGCTGGCAACATAAGTTCCCAAATCGATGCCCTCACTAAATCGCTTTTCGGCAAAGTCTTTCAAGTTATCCAAAGTAACTATATACACGTTGATAGACCCGTAATTTTGCCCCACCACTTGTTTGGGGAATGCTTCCGCATGTATCATAACCTTACTGTATTTGGAGCTATCTTTCAGCGTATAATCAACTGATGCCGATAGCTTATCGGCACTGATAGTAAACGGTATTGTAGTTAGTTGGCCTAATCTGCTAAGAAGTTGCAAATACACTTCGCTTGCGTCCGAAAATTCGGTATTCGGGTTTGCTGTCAATGTTATGTTGATACGACTATCGTAGTCCACATAATCATTAAGTGGGGTGTCTGAAATGCAGTTAGACAAATCCACCGTTAGCGGCAAGATGTCGATAACCGTACCCGTTAGCGTAATCGGCTGTGATATATCAAAGTCGGATATTGAAACGGTTGCGGTCGCTTGGGTTTCGGTGTGACTTTCCTGCATATCAACCGTTTTTAACCCACCCGATATTTGTGTGTACGTCGCTTTGGGTTGGTCTATCCTTTTGGGTCGACGGAAGTACATCGATACGGTTATTTCTATGGTTGTCCCGTCATAGTCCGTTGAAAGTTCGGTATCTTTTATATTGTTGACAACGTTCGGCGTAGGCTGTTCGGTATTTATATCTGTGACTTTTTGTAATGCCATATTTAGTTCTCCTTTCCTTTTATCGTAATCATTATAATACTTCCATCCTCTTTGAATAACCCCGTATTAGCGAAAGTAACCTTTTCAAAATTTGGAGTACGTTTATAAACTGATTCACGGTTTGAAATATACGGGTCGGGGTTGTCGCTTTCAGATACACGCCCCGTTGCCGCCAAAATTTCGCTTTCGTAGGTTTTAAGTACGTCAATACGCAAACTTAATTCGTAGGCGTTGTTTCCCTCAAAACTTACCCTATCCACGAAATAATAACGCCCTAAATCGGGTATGTAACAATAATTGAAAGTCGGTCGGGGGTGCTTTCGTAGTGTTACGGTAGGGCGCAACACATCGAAAGTTTGCCGCAAATCGCCCTCAATCGCCGTAAACTCTCCCAACTGCTTGTTTACCGTGTTCGGGTGTCCGTTGTATGAATAAAAGTTTATCGTTGTCATATCAGCAAGAAAAAAGGCGGTGCGGTGCGCTTTCACCTGCACCCACACCGCCAAAGTTAAACAATCTAATACCTATTGAGTTACTCAATAAAGAATACTACAAAGTTTTCGTTTGTGTCGTTGAAATACCCGGCATCAAACTTGTAATAGTTGTTGAAAAACTCTGCCTTTGCGTTGTAGTTCGTTGTTACCCGTCTGTCAAGGTGGCAAACGCCCAACGCATCACGGTCGAACATTACGCCCAACACGCCCGAAATTTCAACGGCTTTGCCGCCGCTTTCCTTGATATTAATGTTACCCGTGCTGGCAAACTCGTAGTTCTGTCCGCTGCCCTGCCAAAAAGGTACGGTTTCGGCTTGCGGCAAAAGCACATCACCACGGTTAAACGTGTCGGAATAAAGATAGGTTTGCGCTGCCTTTGCAAAGTCTGACAAAAGTACAACGTGTAACATATCTTTCGGCGTAAATCTTTCCTTGCCTCCAACATTGAACACGGTCGAAATGCTTTGCAGGCGGTCGGCATACGTACCCATAACGTAAGACGCAAAGCGGATAAAATCGGGGTTGGTTAGCGCCTGTTCAGCCGTAAGTGTTGTGTTTGCGCTCGTCTTGTACAACTTCAAAAGGTTTACACAACGTGCCGTGCTTGCGCTGGAAAGGTCTACCCCTGCCATATCACCTTCCGCCGTTGCTCCAAACGCTTTCGCATCAGCCAAAACCGTTTCCGCAATCATATTGTTGATAGTACGCATAATCAAAGCGTCTGCCTTGATAGTCATTGACTTTTCAACGGCTGCATAAATCATCGAAATAAAGCCGTTAAGTTGTGCGGCGTTGCTGAAACTTTCCTTAACCTGCCTTTCGGTGATTGATACGGGCACTTCAAACGTAACCTTTGAGTTGAAAAACTTTGCGGTAACGGTCGGTTTGTGGAACACATCTTGGTCGTAACTCTGTCCGTCCGTCAAGTTCCATGTGTCGTTTTCCTCTGCTTCAGGAACATCGGCACTTATTTTCTCCAATACGCTGCCAAACTCCCACGCATCCATTAAAACGCTCGGCACTTTGCCCGCATAAGGTCGGTTTACGAAAATCACCTTGCCGATATGATTTACAAGTGATTTAACGTAATTATCCACGGCATTTTGATTGAACACTTCTTTGCCCAAATCCACAATACCCGTCAAATCCTCGGTTACAATGTCAGTCTTTCCCAACACTTCACCAGATACGCTGTTAATAAGCGTGTAAATCTGTTTTACTTCCATATTGCTAAAAATTAAATTAGTTATTCGTAAATACTCGTTGTTAATTCTCTTACAAGTGTAAAGATAATGTTTTTTCTCCAATTATCACGCCTTAACTCCATTTCTTTTGCAATTTCACTTGAAATTGATTTGCTTGCGCCCGTTCCTTTGCTTGTTTCGGTTGTTTGGCGTTCCTCTGTGCGGTTTCTCTCATCGTTTGCGGTCTTTCGGTCGCTGTCTGAAAAATCGGTGTCATTAAACGCCTTGTTTGCGCCCGTTTCGGTGTTGTCGGTGCTTTCCTGCAAAGTTACGGTTTCCGTCCGTTCAACGCTGCCCGTTACGGGGGTCAGTACATCGTAGTCGGCTAACATCGCCGCCGCTTCACGTTCCCACCCTTGCACGTTTACGGCAATAACCGCCGAAACAACATCTTTTGCGTTGTCCGCATTGATAGAGTTTACAACGGTTTTGCCGCCAAACTGCAATAATGCGTAAGCATCTAACTTTGTCGGGTCGGTATCGCCGAAAATTGCGGCGTACTCTGTCGGATATTCAGTATTGAAAACAGTTGCGAATATCCCGTTATCCTTTGTAAATAGTTCGCTGTATTTCATTGCTTATCGTCTTTATTTTCTTCTGTTTCTTCTGTTTCTTCTGTTTCTTCTGTTTGTTCCGTTTCGGTGTCGTTCCCGTCCGTTTCTTTGGCTTCCTCTGTTTCGGTCGTTTCGGTTTGTTCCGTTTCCGTTGTTTCTTGGGTTTCCTCTGTCGGGTCGGGTTCTTCTGTCGGGTCGGGGTTTTCCAAATCAGCCGCCAAAGCGTTGTAATTATCCCTTTCCAAACCCCAACTTGAAGCAAGTTTAACCGAAATTTCGGTGTCAAACATCGCATTAATTTTCTCAACTGCATTTTGTCTTTCTTTTAGCATATTATCCACATACGGCAAAAGTACGTCAACATTCATTGATACCTCGCCCAAATTGAGCCTTTCTCGCTTCATATTATAATTTGCGTTTAGCCCCAATTCGTTGTACATACTCGCTTTGTAGTATTGTATCAGTTCAATAAGTTGTGTAATATACACGCTGTTTGTGGTCGGGGCTGTCTGCATATTTACGCCCTTGAAAAAAGCGTTTTCCCCGATAATTGAAAACTCGCCGTCTTGTATCTTGCGCAAAAACTCATCGGCACTCTGTTTCGTCTTGTCATCGCTGGCACTTATCAGCATTGTAATACGGGTCAAAATGCTTGCCGTGTTCAACGAAATAAGCCCGTCAGTATGTAAGACTGCATAACGCCCGATAAGCGGCAAAAGGCTTTCGCCGTTGCTGTCATTTTCAATCAAAACCCCGTCTTTCTGTATATCGTAGGTTTTGTTTAACTTTAATGCAGGGTTCGCCACGGTGTAAAGCGTTGCCCGTCCGTAAACATCGGGTTCGCCGCCTTTGCCGCCCGAAAGCGCATACAAAACCCCGTCCACGCTGGTAACAAAGGCGTTGCCTGTGGTCTGCAAAAGCCGCTCCAATTCCTTTTTCGGTATGCTGTCGGGCAAACCCTCATACTCAAACATACTTTGAGTTTTCGCCAACGTGTTCGCAATAAATTCGGTTACGGCGGTGTCTTTGTCCCTTATTTGTTGCTGGTACAACTTGTAAATGTTATCTTTCTTTCTCATCTGTCAAAACTTTAATAAGCGTTGTTAATTCGGCTAACACTTTCGTATTTTCCGCAATCGTGTCTTTTAGGTGTTCCGTTTCTTCTTGGTGCGCCTGCCTTTGTTTCACCATATACCAGAACAATGCACCACACATCACAATCGGAAAGCCCAAACTTGAAATGATTTGAATAATAGTATTTGCATCCATATCCATAAATTTTAGTTCCTATTGCAAAGGTATTATTTATTTCGTAAAACGTGCGGTTCGGCACGAAATTTGTACCAAACCGCCGTTATTTTCATTTAAGCGAAACAATGTTTGTCTTTGCGCTCGTAATTAAATAATTGCGTACTATTTCGCCGACTTCGTTGTCTTGGTAGAAAACTTTGTCTATTGCGAAAAACCGTGCGACTTGTTGCTCCACGTAACTTGCCGTGCTTAACAACCTGCGTTTGTAGTTAGGTTTGCCGTTCATTTCAAGCGAATATATTAAGGCGTTTTCTTCGTCTTTAATCGGTGTCGTTTTGGCGTGTATGTAAGTGAAACACTCGTTACCCACTTGGATAATGTTACCCTGCAAAACAACATCGTTAAACTTAATGTAGTACACAAACAACACATCTTGCGGCTTGTACTTACACGGCAAATGCGGATATACTGCCAACTCCCATTTACCGCCCGTAATCATCTGCAAATTTTGATTGTCGAAACAAAAATACTTGTTGCTGGCTTTGTGTTGTACTATCGTGCTGCAATACTCCACCGCCACTATTGCGCCGTGTTCACCAAAGCGGTAAATATCTATCGTACCCTGCTCCATAAACGGCACTTGTTTCAAGCCCATTTCGGTAAAGTACGGGCAAAACTTGTTTACGGTGTTGCCCAACATAAACACTTTTACATCGTTCCTTTGGCGTATTATCGTGCTTAACAAGTTCATAAACAACATAAACTCATCGGGCAAATAATAACGCCTTGTTAAAAATTCGTCAAACACGATTGTTGTTACATTCGGGTAACTGCTGCTTTTCTCGTGTTCCTGCTCTGAAAGGCAAAACCCGTAACAAAACGGTGTCGGGTCGGGTGCCCGCTTGTTTTTCTCTGCATCGTAGTACGATAAAAACCACTTGTTAGACATATAGAACACTTCATTAAATTTGCCCTCTGTCAGTTCCTCAATAAGCCCGTTTGCCACGTGATTTGCAAACAGACTTTCGGCACGTTTGCCCCGTAAATCCTCACGCCAACGGCGTATATATGTCATTTGCTTGCCCGTCTTGATATAGTTTTCCAAACCATATTTTAAGGCGGCATAAGTCTTGCCGTTTGACCTTTCGCCGAATATCACGTTATAATCGGCGTTTTTGCTTAAAATCGCTTTCAAGTCGTAAAATTTCGGCTTGTCTGTCTTTGTCTTTCTTGTTGTCATACTCTTATTATTTTAGTCCTTAAATTTAATACCTCGCAAATAATTTATGTATATAACCGAAAGGGAAAGGCTGTACCCTGTCGGCTCTAAATGTACGCCCGTGCGTTCGTTGTAATGCGCCGTGCTGCCTTTGTAGTCGGTTATTTCGCCTTGTATCTCGTAGTCTATGTAAGTATGTATGTTTTTGCCCGTTGCTTGCGGCGGTATATCCAAATAGTTGGTAAACGCATCAAAGATACCGTTTTCGCCGTACTTTTCAATAAGATACGGTATCGCAGCCTTTTTGTTTACGCCCGACACGGTTAAACTGAAATCGTATGCCCGTCCGTTTGCTTTTAGTGCGTTGGGTTCTTCCACCATATAGCGTTTAGCCCCCAAAGTCTTAAATCTCGTATATGTACCCTCGAAATCCCAAACGCCCAAAGTCTTTGTTATGCCTTTTATCGTTTGCGGCTCGCAAAGCGAAAACGGCAAACCGTGGTGTTTGCAGGCGGCACGCAATTTCCTTTGCACCTGCATATTATAAGCCTTGAAATATACTTCGTGCGCCTTGCCGTTCATTATCTTAATGCTGTCCGTGTCGCTGTAAATATAATCGTCTTTCGCTTCGTGTATGCCTGTGAAAAGGTTGCGCCGTGCGTATGCGGTTACGAATATACCCCACGGATAAAACAAGAAACGGTTTTTGCTCGTGTTGTACTTGTATAATAGTTCCTGCTTTTGTTCGGCTGTCATTGTGTTAATATCCCATTCGCCGTTATATGTAAACTCATCACGCAACGGGTTTGTTACGCTCATACCGTAACAACTGTTTAACATTTCCTTGCTGTTAAGGTATTCCACTTCTTTGCCCTCAACGCCTTTTAATTTCGTCTTGCTTTCGTACAAATGCAGGATAGATTTTACAAACGGTGTCGGTAAATACTCTTTTTTGTAACAATACATTTGCCCCACTCGCATACGTTCCCACGAATAAAAGTTTTTGATTATGTGGAAATCCACATCAGTAATTGTAAGTGCTATTTTTGCAGCCGCCACAATACGCCCGTTATTTTCGCACGGGTTTTCTTTCACAAAACATTTGCTTGCGCTTATCGGGTTGTCCTGCGTTTCGCTGGCAAATATGTTGGTAAACTCAATATCAAACACGCAACAATACTTTGAAATCAGAAACTCAAATTGCGCCGTACTCTTAACCGTGATTGCAACGCCTTGCGACATCGGGTATTTTTCCGCTATCATTACATACGGGTAACTGCTGGTAAAGTCGTAACTATCCACGTTGTGCATTATTTCGTCCGTATATTCGGCGTTTGCGTGTGTAAACCCACCTGCAAAGGCACGTTGTAACATATTAAATTCTTCCATACCCGTAATTTGTAGTTCCTGCATCAAGTTCACGTAATCCCAATTAGGTACGGTTTTCCCTGCATCGCTCTTTTCACGTAGGCAGTGCGCACGGCAATACTTACGCACAAACCCCGTTTTCGTTATCGGTATGTGAGTTATCCCCCTGGTTTCCTCGATACGTTCTTGTATGTAGCACATCACTACTTTAATATCGTTTATGCAGTAATGTATTTCCGCATCAGTTAGCGGCGTTTCGGAGTGTCTTATTTGCTGGTAGTCCAAATCACCCACAGCTTTTTCGCACTTGTATTTCATAAGTTGCTCGCCCAACTTTGCAAGAGAATAACCCGAAAGCAAGTAACTGCATCTAAACTCAATGTTGCCCGTTGTTATCGCATAAATCGGTTTGCGTAAATCAATACTGAAAACCCGTTGCCACTCAAACCATTTGCGCAAAAACTGAAATTCGTATGAAAGGTTATGCACATACACAATAAGGCGTAATTTGTCATTCAGTTGCAAACCCTCGCTTAAGGTCTGCATCATCGTAACAAACTCGCTCCACGTGCGCCCCAGTATAGTATATCCGTTTATGCCAAACTGCCAAACGTACATTATTGCAGCTTTCTCTAATTTCGCCTTGCGCCCGTTGCTGTCCTGCATACGTTGCACTTGCTCGTATGTGTACGCCCGTCCGTCCGTATCACGGTAAAAACTTGTTGTTTCAATATCAAAGGCGCACGGGATATTGTAAAACCGTTCGCCCTTGCTGTTTCCGATGATGTTTTTTTCATTTACGGCGGCTTTCAGTATTTCGGTTATTTCGGTCGGGCTGTTTATTCTTTCTTGTAACTCAAAAGGTATTTTTTTCATAACCCAAACTTGCCAAAGTTGCGCGAAATGCGCTCTATATCGTTTTGCAAATCATCCACTGCGTCCGCAACTTCATTTGCCAGCCTTTCTATTTCCGCATCAATCGCCCGTGATATGCTTTGCGCTTCACTCTCTATTTGGGTGCTTATATCGCGTGCGCTTTGCTCCATTTCGCCCGTGAAATCTTTGTACCGCATCAAATAGCGTTCCACGAAATCACTTTCGGAAACGCTGTTTAATTTGCTGTACAAACTTCTTGCCATTAAATTATACTCATCGGGTGTAAGGTCGTACTCTCTTTGCAGGTGTCTTGCATACTCATTTGTACCCGTTGCCGTACTCGTTGGTTGTCTTAGAAACGTAATAGCCTTGCCGTACTCAATTTTTAGGGTGTTCCAATCGCCTTTCATTGAAAATTTGGTAAACCCCTTAACATCGCCTTTGTTCAACGCCTGCACCGCTGGCGAAAGTAAACCCTTGCTTTCTATGTTTTGAATACGTCTGTTTGCTTGTTGAAAAACCCTTGCAATCTCTTTTCTATATTCGGGGCTGCTTTCCACGGCTTGCAAAATTTCTTTCCGTATTTGGTTTTTGGTGCTTTTCCAAACCCGTACCGTAAACGTTATTTTTGCCATAACTCTATATATTAAATAGGGGTTACAAACATTGCAACCCCTACAAAGTTAAACATAGCTTTTCAAACTCTTACAAATCCACAAACGAAATCGAATAACACTTCTTGCCGTGGCTTTCGTACTCGTAAATCGTGTACCTGACTTTGCCGTCTTTGATAGTTTGTACTGCCTCATCATCGGCAAGTATTTCACGCACCGTTTCGGCTGTGTGGCTTGGTAGGTTCACCAGCCGTTTGTTTTCCTCATCAATAATTACGGGGTTGTCGCCTAATTGTGATTTGTGGACATAAAGCCCATTGATTTTGTGTACCACATCTTTGCCGCCCTCATTTTCAGAGTTGAAAATATCGGCTAACTTGGTGTACTGAAAGTTGGTTGTGTCAATACCGAAAGTTGTCTTGTTAAATTTACTTGCAAAACTTTTCATTGTAGTAATTCTTTTAATTGTTAAACTTCTTGTTATCTGTTATTCGGCTACCTGTCCTTGAGGTTCACCGTCAAAAGGCAAGTTCGGTTCGGGGTTGGCTTGCGGCTTCAAGTCCATAAGCCACGCACGAAAGCGGTTTATTTTCATAACTGCCCTTTGATTGCGGCAAACTTCATTACACGCCATAAGGCTACCCAACGCCGACAAAGCGGCAAACGAAAACTCGTCAAATGCGTTTCTTTTTTCTTCCATTGTAGTAAACTTTTAATTGTTAAACATAGACTTCTTAAATTTCAACGTGCCGTTGTGTTTGACCACCGTTGTATCGGTTGTGATTATCGTTGCCTTGCCCCGTACCGTTGTGCCCTTTGTAACGGTGCAACCCTGCAAGATTGCAGATAGAAACAACATCGCACCACATACGGCGAAAATCATTACACACATTGCAACTTCTTTGATTGCTTCTTTCGGTTGCTCTTTGAAATGCTTTACTAACTCTTTCATATTTCAACTTGTTTAAGTAACACGTTGCAAATATATATAACTTTTTTCTAACATACAAGCATTAAGGGTAAAAGATTTCGGTTTAACTTTTATTAACTTTTGGTGTTGTGTTCCACGTGAAACATTTTATTTTGTGCATCGGTGTGGCAGTGTTCCACGTGAAACAATTTCAC